ACTTTTTTTGATGCCGAAATACTGTCCGCAGAAACACTGCCAGCAGAAACACTGGTATTAACCGAGACCGAACTTGCGTGTACGGTTCCTGTATAAAGATTGATTCCTCTAATTCGTGTTCCATACAGTGTCCCGTACCCCGGCACATATACTCCTGTATTCGTCTCTGAATAGATCTCTCCAGCTGAAGCGTCTAGCGTTACTTCTCCATACGTGCCACTTGCTGAAAGCTTCCTATATCCAACTTCCCATCCAGCCAGATACCCGGTGTCAATATACGAGGCATTCAGATACACCTTGTTGTCATAAAGATATAATCCCTGTGTTTCCCCGTTGTTGGTTAATTTATTAAATATTTCCAACTGGGTCATATCTGACGCGTCTTTGCCATCATCGCCTTTTTCTCCGTATACACCGATAACATGTGGAGTAGTGTTCACACTCGTTCCGTCCGTGTATGTGGTTGTCTGATAATTCCACAAATATCTTTTAGATGATGTCGGTGTCTGCACGGATTCCGTCCAACCTGATGTGGATGTTGTCACACCTGATGAACTTGAAGAAGCAAGGTAATGTTGCACAATTGCAGATACGCCGTTTCCAGTATCGCCTTTTATCTTCGTCCAGCTGTAATCACTTGGATTTGTAGAATCATTCTCTTTAAAATCGGTATACTGCCCGATGTAAGTCTTGCCTGCGCTATCAGACACTGAGAAACCTGTTTTTCCGTCAGAACTGGTCGCATAAGCAATATGGAGATAAGATGTTTGCCCGTTATCTCCATTTGTTCCAGGGATTCCTTGTGCCCCGTCCTTGCCTTCAAATCGACTCCATGTGTATTTACCAGGGTCGTCGCTATCCACTTCCGTATAGTCCACATAAGTGCCAATATAGGTACTTGGCGTTTCACTCATCTGACTGGAAGAAGTCGGGTTCGCAACAGAACTATATTTGATATGAAAATAAGATGTCTTTCCGTCCTGACCGTCTTTTCCACTTATTCCGTCTTTTCCATTTATTCCCTGAATACCCTGTAATCCCTGAATACCCTGTTTCTGTTTTGCAATTGTAAACTGCTTCTCAACAGAGAGGTTATTATAAGAAACTGACACGGTAATAATTCCTGTATCAGATGAAAGTGCCGTTACTATATATGTTGCTCCTGATTTTGAACCCGTAACCCCGCTTCCGGCAGTAAACGTTATAGTTGCGCTGTTTGTAACATTCTCATCGCCATACAACGCCGTCACCGTCGTTTTACACTCAGGGAATGCTGTGTAATTGCCTTCCGCATCCGTTGGAATACCCTGATACTCATTCGATAATGTTACATTTAGAGTCTTATATTTCTTCGCTTCTTCCGCAGCTGCATCCGTGGCAATATCGGATACGCTCTTGCCCTGCAAAGAAAATTCGGTGGCAAGAATATGAACTTTCCCGTTATCATCAATGTATAAGGTTGTTTGGTTGTCCTTATCAATAACCTTTATGCCTTTGGCATTGATAAATTTGCCCGCTAAAAGTCCTGCAAGGATGTAATTTGCATTGATATACAGTTTCTTGTCCTGTATATAAATCCCCTGGTCTTCACCGCCGTTCGTCAACTTATTAAATACCTCATCCTGACCAAGACTTGTATCATACTCCTTGACCGCATTATCAATGTCGGTTTTGTCTGCGTATTTAAAATCAATCCAGTCAGTGTCAGTAAATGCACCGTCCGTTCGGCTTCTGACTGCTGTTTTGATAGAGGCTTCACCATCTGCTTTTGATGTAACCCAGAAATCCCCTATATTATACGGCGGCTTTGGCTGTTCGAAATAGACTGCCGCTTTCCCGTCAATCTTATCAAATAGATAATCTGGTGCTTCCTGCTCAATCCATTTGTCCCCGTCCCACCGCCAGCGCGTGTTGTTCGTGGTATTCTGCCAAAGATCTCCTTTGTGGATATATTTGCCTTTTTCCCAGACAATTAAAATCTCATTTCCACCTGCGTCCAGAATGGAATTGCCATCAACATCTGTCCACGGAATCTCTTCTGTTTCTGTCCATTCAAGCGCCGGGTCTGTATCCTGGCTCCAGGTCTGAATCTTACCGTCAAGCTGCTCCTGGAGGCTTTCAATCGTATCGGCAAAAACGCCCTTGATAAATGCTGTGATTGCAGAATCATCTGTATATTTAGATGCTCTCACCCAGTCATCGGCGTCATAGCTTGCACCCTCTGCCTTTGCCTTTTGACATTTGAGAATGTCCCCGGCCTTTCCCTGAACCCATAAATCGTCAATATCGTAAGGGGGTACTGGTTCTGCCCCAAATATTCTTTTCTTTACATTCGCCGTGTCCTGAGCTTTTGCTGCATCTGCAAGAGCTTTGACCACCGCGGTATCTTTTACATAGTCCCACTTGTATTCGCCATTAATCTTTGCATATCTGTAAGCCTGTCCACCATATTCTTCGTTATTTACGATATAAAACAGGTCGCCTAGGTGTTTCTTTTTAGTTATATCATCTGTCCAAGTGGATGCCGGTTCATTGTTACTATCAGGAACATAATCTCCAAAGAACGCTTCTATCTGTCCGTCAATCTGCTCCTGAAGAACCTTAATCTGTGGAGAATACACCTCTGTAATGAACTTCTCAACCTCGGCATTTGCCACATTTTCTGGTGTTTTCCCTTTGATTGTAAGTTCCGTGGCATTAAGATTGACGGCCCCTGTCTCTGCATCAATGCGGAATGTAATGTTACCATTGTTGTCTTTTGCCGTGAATCCTCTTGTATTGATCCAATCCGACTGTATACCGATAGCATACAGAATGTTCAACACTGCATCGCCGTTACTATCAAATCCAGCTTTCCAAGTCTGACCTCCGTCTACCGACAAGAAGAATCCGTCAGCACCCGTCTTATATATCACCTTGGAATCAGCAAGCGTAGGCTTGTCATGGCGATATGAAATCGTTGAACCATCTGCCTGAACTTCTTCTGTATAGTAGAATCCAAGGGTGTTGGCTGCTAGTTCGTTCATCTGCTTTAGCTTTGCATCATAGGCAGTAATCTTTTTCTCAGAATCTTTCTTTATGTTGTCGACCTCGACCTGCATACTATCTGGATAGTCAGCATTGATGTCCTCCATGCTTTTTGCATTGCAAGAAAGACTTGTACTTCCAGAAAAAGCGAAGTCTACATCTGTCAGATATGAATAGTAAATATTGCCTTTAATGTCGGAAAATGTAATTCTATCTCCAAATGTGGCGTATCCGATTGCTATACTGTCACAAGAGAATGGTCTTAATCTCATACCGACAAGTTCTTTTCCAATCAGGTCAACACCCGTCTGTTCATTGCCGCTCAGAAGCTTGTTATCAATCGTGATGACATATCCGTCTGTACCGTACTTATATTCTGTTTCATTATCTGTATACTTGACCCCAGTAACAACCACGTCATCGACATCGTAGGTAAGATTTCTGATAGCATTTGGTTTAAATCCTTTTCGTTCGAGAACTGTCTCGATCTCGTTACTTTCGATGTCAAGAATAGCACTTCCATTAATGTCGCGCCATGGAACCATTTCTAATGTGATAGTGTCTGCACCATCGTCAAAAGTGATGATTCGCAAATTATCATTCTCATCAATGCGAGCGTTGCCACCTGCCAGAGCTGCAACCATACCGATTACTGCTCTAAAAGTGGTGTTCTCCGGCTTCTTCTGCACCTGATAGTCTGCGTTTTTAAATGTTGCGTCACCTAATACAATCCCGGTCTGCTGACAGGCATCTTCTAAAACCTCTCCTGCAGAGCATGGGAAGACAAGATTCGTTTTGTAGTCCGCCTCTGCCTTACTCATATAGTCCAACAAAGTGAGGTTAATCTCATCAGACGTGGCGGGCTTTTTTGATACAATAAATGTACCACGGCGAATGATTTCTAATCTATCAGACAGCTGCAAATTTAAAAACAGGGTGAACTGCGCCCCAGCAAAATTGTAGTCAGAGAACCTATCATCATCATTGACCAGTGCCAATGCTGCTGTCTTTTCAATGGCTACACCTACCGGGAAGTCCCCGGAATCAGAAGAATCTACAATGCCGTTTCCGTCAAGGTAGAAGTCTTCCTTTTCCAGGCTTAAAGCTGTTCCATCACGCAGCACCGCATTCGCCGTAACATAATAGTTACTATTTAAGAGAGATTCTGTTTTTAACTGATTTGTAACATTAATCATACTGGTCGAATGCTCCTTACATTAATAGTTAATCCTGTCCATCGTTCCTCATTATCCTTAAGTGTTTGTGCTGCCATGTTGAAATTAGATGCATAGAACGTTTTGTCAATCCATTCGCCGGGTGTCCGAGGATCTTTGTGATGAAATGTGAACTGACTTTTGTTAATCATAGAGTTGAGAATCGTTGCAATCTCTCCCCATTTAAGCTCACCCCATTCCATGTCATATCCGGCAATAGTCCCCATCGGTGTGTTGTGCATAACTAAATCCTGACTCCTTTTGGAGCTTTCTGTAGACGTAGTTGCGAACACCGGCTTGTATGTGTCAGGGGCTTTTATAGCAACCCCATCAATCTTAAACTGTTCCTGCGCCATTTACACACCTCCTAACAAGAATGGATTCTGACCGCCATTTCTGCGTCTTCTAAGTTCTGCTTCATCAATGATAATGTCTAACAGCTTTCTGCCAGATGCATTGACTGTAACATTGTAAGTGTTTCCATCTCTCTGTCCTTTCCCTGACTCCTCCCGGACAATCTGTCGCAACAGGCTTTCCGGTGTTTCCAGGTTATTTCCCTTTTTCTGGTCGCCTAATACTGCAAGGAATTCTGACCTTGGTGGAATGACCGCGCCACTAGCCAGATATGGGATAGTTCCGATACGCGGAAATGTTGCATGAAAACCGATTCTCTTTGTTCCGAATGGCGTAGGCACATCCCATGGACCAAAAGAAAATGCAGATTCAATTCCACCAATTGCATTATTAATCATCCCAACTGCATTATTAACAATGCTGATTGCCTGATTGATTGGCCTTTTAATAAAATCTACAATGCCTTCAAATGCGGATTTGACTGCATCTCTGGCGGCATTAAACTTGTTAGTGATAGTATCTTTTATCGCTCCTACCTTAGCAAATATAAACGTGGCGGCATTCTTCAATGTTTGAGTTGCCTCGCTCCATGTGCTCTTCCATGTACTCGTAACCTTAGTTCTGATTGCATTAACTACTGTACCGACTGTAGATTTAATGGAATTTAAAATGCTAAAAAGAGTCTTTTTAATCGCATTCCAAACCGTTGATGTTACTGCTTTAATCGCATTCCAAGTAACATTGATAATGCTCTTAATTATGTTTAACGCACCTTTTGTTACGGTTTTAATTGCGTCCCATGCACCAGTTATAATGTCCTTGATAAGATCCCATATCCCATCCGCAATTTCTTTTATTCCCTGCCAAGCTAGTTCCCAGTCTCCCGTGAAAACGCCGACAAGAAAATCAATGATTCCGCTCAGCGTGTCTGTTACATCACCAATAATTTTAATTAATGATTCCAAGACTTTTATTGCTGTGGTTCCTACAACGTCAATTATCTTTGCCACAACCGGAAGCAAATTTGCGATTATCCAGTTAATCAAAGGCACTAACACCGATTCCCACAGAAGCTTCAGAGAATCAATGAGTTTTCCGAGGAATGTTTCTATCTTTAAAATCGCGTCCCCTAATGGTCCCTCTAGTAACCCTTTAAACTGTTCTGCCAGTCCTTGTAGTACTGGGAGAATGTATGTGTTGTATCCGGTTATCAGAGTTCCAAATATGCTTGATAGTCCATCTGCTATAGAATCAAAGAACGGTTTTACGTGCTCATCATACAGTCTGGATATCGCGTCACTAAGGTTTTGAACAACTGTTAAGACCCCGCTTGTTACAGTTTCTATTACTCCGAGACTACCCTCGATTGCTGACTTTAAAATGTCCTTGTTGTCGATAAAAGGCTGTGCGATCATGTTCAGAATATCTCTGCCAAGTTTTGCAGCCGTTTCTGTAAGAACCATTCCGATTTCAGCAAAGATTCCGATTAAATCTGCTGTAATCTGCTGTGCGGTTTCTCCACCGAAAACTGAGAAAACGTCAGCGAAAGCAACTGCAAGATTTCCTGCGATTTGTGAAATTTCAGCTCCGATGTTGAACATATCTATCAGATAGTTCTTTATTCTTTGCACGTTCTGCTTCAGAAACTTCTCGATTCCGCCTATAATGTTTTGTGCAATTGTTAATCCGATTCTGGCAAATGAGCCGGCAACTTGTCCAATTGCATATGCAAATGAATCTAAAAAATTATTTGCCGCTTTGACAACTTCTGAATCAGTGAAGATATCCTTTAAGGATTTCCATATAGAATCAAGGTCTTTCTTTATTCCGTCAAAAATCGGCTCATAATCTCCTAATCCATCCCAGAACCCTTTTGCAATTAACTTAGCTAGCTGCTTAAACCTGTCAATTATCTTCTTCAGTGGTTTCGACATTTTATCAAGAACTGTCTCGCCCTCTGCCACTTTTCCATAATCAACATTTTGCACAGCATCTTTCATCTGATCCGCAAGTCCGCCGGTTGCACCCGGTACTTTTGACGATGAATCTGCGCTTTTATCCGTTGAGTAATTATTTATTTCGTCGAGGGGACTAAGATATCCCTTTGCTGCCTTAGTGGCTTTCTTAGTTGCGTCCGCTGTATCATTTGTTGCATCTGCCAGCTTTTCAGCATTATCGGCAGCTTCTCCGTATTGATCGGCTGTGTCGGCTATTGCATCCGTTCCGGCAAGGCCTGCGCCACTCGCGCCTGTTTGTCCAGAAGACTTCTTTCCGGTAATCAATTCCGTAAATGACTTGAAGGCATTTGCCAGAGTTGCTAACTTACCGAGTAAGATATTGATAACTTTCAGAACAGGAGTAAAGAGGTTGATTAATCCCTGTCCGACTGTTGCCTTGAGAGATTGCAGCTGTAACTGCATCACTCGCACCTGGTTCGCCCAGTTGTCAGATGTTCGGATGAAATCACCAGATGCGGCAGACAACTGTTTCTGCACAAAAGCCAGACGGAGAGCCACTTTCTCCTGTTCGGTCATGGCGGATGTGGTTTTGCCGTATCCGTTAGCCAATGCATATTCGTCAAGTGCATTTTGAGTCATTACAACCCCAATATCTTTTAATGTTTCTGTTTCACCAGAAAATACAGACTTTAACTTGATATATGCTAAATCCTGACTAATATTGTAAAAAGAAGCTACATCTCCTGCTAGCTGGGTAAGCTGTGTTGACATATCGTAGGCCTGTGATTCCGTAAAATTAAACTGTTTTGCCATTGATCCAAATAAGCCTACATATTTTTTTGCCATTGTTTCTGACAAGCCTGCTGTTTTTGCTGCTTTTTTTGAAAACTCATCAACTTTTTCAGTCATATTTGGAAAAACTACATTCACAACACTTTGAACTTCGTTTAAATCTGAACCAAGTTTTGTGCACTCTTTTCCAAACTGTACCAACTTGCCAACCGCAAAAGCCCCACCAATCAGCAGACCGATTTTTTTTACAGCACTTCCAAGGCCGTTAAATGACTTTTTTATTGCAGACACGCCGTTCTGTACGCCGGTTGTGTCCATTCTGGTATCAATAATGACTGAGCCATCAGCAGCCATGTGTCCACCTCCTAACTATTTGGGGTTCAACATCTCATTCAGCGCATCCTTGTACGCTTGCTCCTCGTCGCTGAGACGTGTTTTTATATCAATGATGTTTTTATTTTCCTGATAGAATTTCTTTTCCCACTTATCTAGTTTTTCACCCTTTGCTTTTTTTGAACGGATTCCAACAACCGTGTTAAACAGGCATTCACCGGATTCCATGAAGTATCCGAAGAACGTCCACCAATGCATATATGGAACGGACCTGATTTCTTTTCCGGCAACCTTGTTTACTGCCGGTACGATCATATCTCCGTCCTGTTCCCAGTCCATCAAACGGGGCTTTGGTTTGTTCGGAATGTCATCGGTCTGTCCGCAGTCAATAAATTCACACGCTTTCTGACAGGCTTCAGATAAGTGTTCCGGCGGTATACTTTGCCAATCCTCGAACAGAATCTGCAACATAACAACTGCTTTTGCCTGCTCGTCTAATTCCGGATCATTCATTGCAATGAGAATATCAATAATCGCTCGAAAATCTGTTCTGATAGAAAAATCCACCCCACTGATATTTAGTGAGGTGGGTAACTCGTAAGCGGTCATTTTGTGTATTTCTCCGTATACTTATCAACAGTAGCCTGCATTTTTTCCTTTCTTTTTTCGATTTCCGGTGCAATTGCTTCTGAAATCTTATCAAGTACAATATAGGCGAACACCTGACCATTTCCGAACACAGTTGTTGCGGTAATTGGTTCTTTGAACAAATCCTTAGACGCTTCGTATCCGAGCATATAATTGATTTTATCCTCAATCTGCTTATTGATCTCCGCCATTTCTTTACTAGAAGAAACATTTTTAACAGATTCCTGAGCCTGTTCAAAGAAAGTTTCCAATTCTTCCGCTCTTGCCGCAATGTTGATGTCGGTAGGATTCAGTTTAAATGAAGAGAATACTTCACCCTGTTTGTTTGTGAATGTAAAAAGAAGAAATCCATCATCAATGTTTGTATTAATTGTTTTTGCCATTTTCTATACCCTCCTAAAAAAATTATTCGCTGTCAGCTGCAAATGTTCCTGAAGTAATGTCGAATTTTCCTTTGACACGTTCTCCAATGTAGTTCACTGTAAATGGAATCTGATAGCCGGATGTATCGCCGCCGTAGGACGTCGGCACAACATGGCAATCCTGCTTGTATGCTTCGTATTTACCGGCTGTTGCTTCTTTCCAGAGATGTACTTCAACTGCACTTGTTTTCAAATTATCGTCTTTAAGACGTTCGTCTACAATCTGCTGAAGCTTTTCGAACAGATCTGATGTGGTATCTGCATAGAACGGATCAGCGTCAGAAGAAGCTTCATAGCCATTGTGTTTAAACGTGGATTCTCCGAGAATGTTTTTAGATGTTTCAGTATCCGGATTGAGTTCTACGTTATACTCTTCCAGATCTTTTCCAAGACGCTCGTATTTCGGTGTCAGTCCTCCACAGAGAGAACCTGAATCAATATAATGAGCCATATATTTACGGTCAATTTTTCCTGTAACTGGCATAGAAATGTCCTTTCTGCCTATAACTTTTAAAAGGCTGTGTAGGTTAGCGACTATCTCCAATTGATAGCCGGTTGTTGCTTGTTAGATTACTTCATAAGTGTTTTCGTAGCGTACCGACAATGGTAATAACCAATCCTGTACGCCGCTCTCCTGCGGCTCTAAACCGTAGGAGTTATCACGTGTGATACGTTTTATCACTCGACCCTGTGAAAGCTCAGGAAACGCATTTAAACGTGTCTCAGAGCCATTTATGACAACTGGTTCTCGGCATATCCATTTGCCAAGATTGTCAAGGAACTTCTGAACAGATAGTTTCTGCCTTTCTTTGTCAGATGCTGTACGATATACCACGTAAAATGGGTACTGACATACCTGATGCATCGTTCCGCAAACGTCTTCTTTCTCTGAATAGATCAACGCCCCGTTGTCTGCCGAGAACGCAATTCCTGATTCCTTGCTAAGTTCCTCAAATTTGATTGTTTCATTTTCATACAGTCCCGGATACTGGTTTAGAAGTGCTTTCATGGCATCTGTCAAAATTTCATATCCGGTTGCATCTTTGCCAATAGGTTTATCCGCCATGTCTGCCACCTCCTGCCTGTGCTTTTACTTTACGAATCCACGTGCTACCGTATTGTCGTTTAGCGGCATCGAACCACTTTGCTTGTGCCTGTGGGTGAGCTTGTTTGGTGTATTCAAGATTTTCCTTTGCGGCCGTCTGACCAGAAAACTGACTAACAAGAACTTTCTTTGCGTACTGTCGAGCATAAGGGCTTCCTGTCAGCTCGTCCACCATCGTTTTTCCCATATAGAGGAATCTGCCATAAGGTGCCGCCGCCGCACAAACAAATCCTGTACCTTGCATAGAGGAACTTTTTGCCCTTGTCTCGTCAATGAAATCTCCTGAAATCATCGGCATAAACGGAACCATACTGTCCATGACCATCCCATCAAGGAGATACTGAGCTTCTTGATACTGTCTGGAGAACCTGTCCATATTCAGCTTGATTTTCATATCTCCATCAACTACGGAGAATCCTTTGAAATGATGAATTTTACTCATATTACTTACCCAGAATCTCAAAATGTGGAATCAGTGTATATGGACCGCCTACACTGGTAATCTTGAACACATTATCCTTGTTCTCGTTCATGTACTGATAGAATCCATTCCGATAATCACCATCAGTTACCGTTCTGCCAGTCCACTCGCCCTCCCAGAAGAATGATTCGTCCGAGAATGTGATAGTATCTTCCAGAGCGTTGTTAATCTGCCTTTTCCACTCTTTAGGCGGCACATACGGGAGAATTTTACCATCCTTGTCAGTGATGGTTACATCTCCGTTCTGGACAGTATATCGGATGTGCAGCTGTGCATTGTCAGTTGCTTCTGCACCATACTTTTTGAGGATTGCTCCCTTGTCCGTAATGAGGTCGACGCCGGATAAAACATGAGGATACCAGTACGCATCTCCTGTTGTGGCACTTTCGTAATAGTTGAAAATCGTCACCGTTTTTTCGTACATGATACCCTCTCCTTAATCATTTATTTTTCAGCTTATCCACGTCAACTTTGGACGTTCGTTTCCACAATTCCGTAATTTTCTCCCATCCGAACATGGAAATAAACGCCACAATAAACCCGGCCATGATAGCTGCTAAAATCATATACCACAAGATTGTCATATGGATATACTGCATATATGCCACAAAAGCGGCTACAGTAATTCCGATAGACAGCACAAGCACCAGTGCATCCGTCGGAATCTTAGACAAGAATCCAACGTTTTTAATTACCTGTGTAATCACAGACACGCAAAACGCCAGAACACTGATTACTGCTAGAATCAGAGTTACATTTGTAAATAATGCTTCCATTACTCTGATACCTCCTTAAATTCTTCTTCAAATTCATCCTTTACCATTGTATCGAAATATCCTTCTTCATCACGCAAGACGTAGTCTCCAGGCTCTATGAGTACCGAATCAACCATTTCGCCATTTCTAAACGGAGCAGGATATGTAGAAATCTCAATGTGTGGTGGGTTAAGATTGTTATTAATTTTTACCGAATCGCCAACAAACTTTTCAATTTGAGCTATGCTTTCAGGAGTAGTAAAACACTGAATAGCTTCAACTATAGTCGGTTTTATTCGTACATATTTCATACTCACACCCCCGCATAAAGAATTGGCATCCCTTCATCCGTCCTTACTCCCATCAGAAGTGGCAAAGCTGTCTTAAGAAGTAAATCATTCGTTTTCTGCACATCTCCGGCGGCGGCATATACCGCACTCCATTCCTTTGCACTCGCTCCAATCTGCTGAGGTGTTGCGTAAGAGATGGATTCACTGCCAGAGGATACAGATGTTGCAATGCCTGTCGTGCTACCACCGGACCCGATTGTGGTTGACGTACCACTCACAGCGGCATTGGTAGCATTCTTCTCAGCAAGTTCAATCTGGTACATTAATTCAGCCAATGAACAGACCACCTTTTTGATACGCTTTTGTGAGCGTTCATCTGTCGGCAGTCCGTCCACCAGTCTGTCGGATGTCATTAAATCTACAAAATCACTGGCTCTTTCTGCCAGTCGTGGAAAGTCAGCTTCTGGCACAACATTGCCGAATAATCCTGTATAAAATTCATAATCTGCATAAGCCATGCCAGTTACCTCCTGCATTTATGATTTTGCTGTTACGCTTGCACTTCCGGCATTCAGTGCTTTGTATGTTCCATCACACTCAACCACCGTGATCTTCTGTCCAGTTGTCGCTGTGATATCGGCTTTTCCATCCCAAGTGCTCCAGTTTCTGAGATTCTGTCCATATCCGACAGTTACTGCATCTGCTGCAACTTTGTATTTATATACGTTGTTGGCATTTTCTTTAGCCGGATTTACAGTGATCTTTGTATCACCGCTTTCTGTTCCAGCCACGGAATTTACTGTCAGAGTGCCAAGTGTTGGTGTTTCGTCGATAGTGATTACTGCAATTGCATCAATGTACTCTGCAAAAAGAGTAAGTCCCATAACCGCGAATGCTTCGGACACTGCTGTGTGGTAGTTGCCCTGCGTGTGGAATCCGATCAGGTTTGTCTCGCCAGATACGGTATACACCAGACCTGCTCTCGCAAAGTCAGATTCGTTCGGGTCTACATAGTAAAGTACGATGTTCTCAACAGGAGTTGCAATAACCTGTCCTCTTGGAATCTCACTGTCAGATAACAGGAAGATAGTATTGAATCCCATAAAATCTTTCATGTACTGGAAGCCGAACTGATTCTGAATAGTGATCTCAGCCGCTCCAAGGTATTCATATACGTCCAGAATGTTCACAAATCCAACAACGCCTGTTACATTTCTGTGCATCTGTTTAAATTTATTCTCAACACGGCCTTTAGCCATTGCCAGAGCCATCTGGAATGTAGTTTCTGTGGAAGTAAGTGTGCCGGTTTTCAGATAGTCATAGAATCTGCCGGTAACATCAGTCTGAAGCTGGAAAAGGAACTCATCATCAGTCATCTGAACAGCGTTCTCATAACCGTGATCCTTGATTGCTTCGATAGATACAGCCTTTGCGTACTTTTCAATGGCCATTTCCGCATAGTCCTTTTCTTTTACAACGAATTTGCTGTAAGGGATTTCCTCACCCTCACCAACTTTTCCGCTCTGTAAAGTACCCTCTGCGTATTTGGACTTGAGTACGGCACCCGGCTGCTTTTTGATAGGTCTCATGATACCCAGAATATCACGTAAGTGCTGCCAGTTTCTTTCGAATCTGGTAACAAAGTCAATCTCACGTGCTGTGACATGAACATCATTAGTCATAATAAGATTTGTTTTTGCTGGCATAAAAAATCCTTTCTACCCATAATTGTTAAGGTATTGGGTTAGCGGCTATACTCTGATGTATAGTCGGTGTAAAAAATCACTGGAATAACTGGATATTCTGAGCGATTGCAGCCTGTCTCTCGGACGGGTCTTTGATTGCTTCGATATCTTTTTTGGTCATACTTCCCGGTGTCTGCTGCTGTCCAACGTGAGTGGTAAATCTCGCCTGATTCTGCTGAGCCTGCTGCTGAGATTCATCCACAAAAGCGGATGCGTCAGACTGTTTCATCTGTTCAATCAGGTCGTTCAGTCCAAGAATTTTACCGCCTTTCAACTTCAATCCGGCTTCTTTGATATCTGCCATAACGGACTTCTTTGCCGCTTCACTAGAAAACTTAACATCGTCGAGTGCCGCTTTGAGTGCATCTGAGAAATCTCTGTCGTAGATTTTTGCGCTAAACTCTTTCTCTGCATCTGCCGCTTTCTGTTTCCAAGTCTCTAACTCACTTTTGACATTTGCCGGGTCGATACCGTCAAATCCTTTCAAGGTTTCCTCTGCTACCTCAGCACGTTCTTTCCAGTCATCACGTTCACCCTCGACTTTCGACAGAGTTTTTGCTACTTCCTTTGCATTCTTGTAATTCTCAGAAAGCGCTTTCTTTACATCTGCCTGTTTATCTTCCGGGATTTCAATTCCAAACGATTTTAATGTGTCAATAAGTTTCTGCATAACATCCTCCTGGTCGTGTTTATTGACCTGCCGCCGCAGGTAAGTGGATTAAGCCAGTTAGACCACTGGCAAGGTAATCGGAATGGCAGGAATCGAACCTGCGACTCTAGTTTATACGTTGTTCTACCACTGAGCTACATTCCGTTCCGCCTTTAACGGCCAGTTGCGCTGTCAACTGAGCTGATTTTCACCATAAGGCCTCGGTATGCTTTTTAGGTTCGTCAACCTTTAGGATTTTTACAGCAATAACCTTTTTTCAGCATCATGATGTTGTGATTCAGCCAAATCATAGACCGCCTGCAAGCAAACAGCATAATTTTAACCGAATCAAAGCGGAACGCCCGGAATCGAACCGGAGACCAGAGCGCGACTCTGTCAGTTTTCCACTAGCGTACATTCCACATAACCCGGATTCCCGGGTTAGCAAGGTGTTTAACGTGTCATGCCTGCCACGAGTTGTTTCGGATATTTATTTCTTTTTTTAAAAGAAAAGTATGAATAACAAAAACCTTAATCAAGGAGGTGTGCCATCTTGCGTGCCAGACGACAAATACGCACGGCAGGACTCGAGAACCTGCTCAACTTTCCATTAAGCGTGCGCACCAGCTACAAAAATTAAAGAAATGAGGATTAAAACAAAAATGTCAAAAACAACCGTTTTGTTTGTGCTTCCTGCTGCACAATTACATTATAACAGATTTCTTTTAACTACCTCTCTACCACTTTTGCGTTTTTATAGCATATCGCGGAGCTTTTCCACGTATCTCTTGACAAGATCACGTTCCTCCCGGCACTCTGCGTCCTTAGACATATCACTCATTTCTGTTGTGAGTTCGTCCAGATGTTCTTCCAGAGCGGCAAGCATCTTTCTTTTGCAGTCTTCAGACTTGCCGGAACGATAGCTCTGTTTCTGCGTCATATAGTCGTCATAAGCATCTCGTCCGTCAGAGTGGCTATAATGTCCTCTAACATAATGCTCACCACGTCTGGCATAAGAACTTCCCCTGTCGTAATCCGGCATCATTCTGTCGTCATTTGAGCTGTATCTCCCCATACTGTCGCGCTTTCTTCCACGTTCGCTGTAATCGTCATTGTATCCGCCACGCATCTCATCAAGGACAGTGTTGTAGTATTCCACCTTTTTGTCCCAGTACTGTGTGTTCTTTATATCTTTATACATGTCAATCAGTTTGTATGTCATTTCCAGATTTCCGGTGGTCAGTCCATTGTCAGCGATTTTGGACAGCTCGTCTTCAATTCTTGCGCATAAGTCTTTAATATCTCTCATAATCACACCTCCTACGCTTCTCTAGTCACGACAATATTCGCGTTCGCAACAGAAATAGCCTGATCACTTGTGTTCTCTACTGCGATATTAACGCAACATCCACGGGGGACATCAATATAAATGCCAGAGGACACATTGTTGTACTGGTCTACTGCTGCCGGTGTGGAAATCATCTGAGAAGAAAGAACCGGTTCGCCAGAGATTGCAATAGCCAGAGAAATAGCTCCGACAGTACCGCCTGTTGGAATTGCAATATTACCAGAAAAATCCACGAAGAATCTCGCTTTACACTGATTAGTCAGTCCTCTTAGCGTAATAATTCCACTTCCCTCTCTGTGCTGAATGCAGTTAGAGCCCTTAACTGCTGTGTTTGAAAATACTACGTTTCCATTTGCTGCTACAGTCTGAGCAGCTACATTTGTAAATTCTGCCATAATTTTTACCCCTTTCATATCACAAAAGGACAGGTCTCAGCCTGCCCCTCTGTGTAATACGGCATAAGCCGACATTCGAATCAATCGAAAGATACTCTCGATATGAAGTTATCAGCAATTACATCCAGTGTTGCATCCGCATCCGTAAAATGTGTTCGGATTAGGAACCTGATATGCCGGAATCGGTGCCGGATTAATCGCATTAATGAGCTGCTGTGTCTGAGAAGCCATCGCAGTTGTGAGAAGTGCAGACTGGCGATCCTGAGAAGCGGCACGTCTGAGGTCATTGTTTTCAGCCTGCAGGTTAGAAATCTTTTCATTGCAAAGATAATCGAGAATGGCTCTTGTTCCGGCGTTCTGGCTGTCGATAATGTCTCTTGTGTTACTGTTCATGGTGTTCTGCAATGCACAGGTGTTCTGTGCCATATTGTAGTTTACGCCCTGGATAGCTTCCCTGGTTTCACAACAGCAGTTCGCAAGCTGTGCCTGTAAAGCGTTGGCGTTCTGCATATTCGCTACAGTATCAGCATTGATTGCCTGCTGGATTCCAAAGCCGGTCTGCATGATGTTTGTGTTGATTCCATTGAATCCGGTAAGCATACCATTATTCATGGCATAAAAGCCATCGCACAGGCCACTGTTGATTCCATCAAGTTTGCTGATTACCGCTGAATTGTCGAATCCTCTCTGAATGTCTGCCTGAGTAGCTGCTGTGGCTGCATATCCGCCGCCATTGCCATTATTGCCCCAGCCGTTGTTTCCCCATCCAAAGAAAGCAAAAATGAATAAAACAATAATCCACCAGCTACCATCTCCGCCAAACATGCCGTCATTATTTCTACCGTTTCCAGTAGCGGCGGCAATGTCTGCTAAGCTATAATTTCCATCCATAGTTATAATCTCCTTTATTGTGTATTTACATCAATCTGGCCAGATTGTAATGTACTATTTCATTCCTTTCAGCATGTGTTGAAACTGTCCCGCCATCTGCTGAACTTGATTAAGCTGTTGCTGAGAAATCTTCCCAGACTGCAACATCTTCTCGACTTCTGCTTTCGGATTTCCCTTAAAATTCTGTTTAAACTGTACAAACTGTTGTATCATCTGCATTGGCCCGTTCCCCTGCGGCATTCCACCACCGAGCGCGTTAAATAATGGATTACTCATCTGCGTTTCCTCCCTTGACTGCTGATTCCTGCACGGTATTAGCTCTAACAGGTTCAGAAAAAGAATTTAATCGGTTTATGATAGCTTCGTATTTGCCCTTTAAATCGTCATATTCCTGTCGTGTGACGTATTTATTGTCCATGTTCTGAACAGGCTGTTTAGGTGGCATCTGAGTGCCTACCTCGTGATATTCAAACGTTCGTAATGGCTGTGGCATACCGGAAACGTCTGTGGATTTTATGTAGAACTTTTCACTTTCACTATCCATCAGTAAAACGCTTGTCCCGGGTGTGACCAGATAGGATTTTGCGCCTACTTCGCCAGATACCCACAGGATTCCATTATTATTCTGCTGGGGTTGCTGTACTGGTTGAGCTGGCATCTGGACAGGCTGTTGCTGAAATTGGTTCATCTGCCCCGGAACGCCAAAACTATATTGATAAGGATTGTTATATAATGCCATCTCGTACACCTCCTATGACTTATTCTATGACTTTCTATGACTATTTTTACATAAAAAAAGAGCCTTAGACAGTTCGTCTAAGACCCATATAAGTATCTGAAAAGTATCAGCATACTTTAATTATTTTATTGTTCACTCTCCGACTCAACCGTTTCGCCGTGGATATACTTACATTCATTTTCTCAGCACAGTATTCAAGAGTGTGTTCCTTGCATCTCAGCCGGAACAATCTTTCTTCATCCGGTGTGAAATTACACTCTAACAAGAACCTGTCTATATCTTTCTTCGTGAATACATATAACTTCATGAGCATACCCCTTATTAATGCAATTAACGTTGATTCTGTGCAAGATACTCCGTGAGCTTCTGTTTTGTTTTTTTTAACTCCTCGACATTGTTCCCACTGATTTGGCTATCCAGCATAGTCGATAACACTTCCAGAATTAATGAGTCACGTTCTGCAATTCTCTGAAGACTTTCATAATCTCGCTTGTCATGTTCTTCCAGTGTCTCTACTCGCTTATTAAGTCGGAATGCCGGGGCTATCCACTTAAAGATTACGGCCGCCGCCCCTCCGACAATAGACACCCCTCCGCAGATAGAGAGGAAAATCTGTACAAATTCTGATATGCTCATTTAGCTACTCCTTTTCCCAGTAATATACTGGGATCTCATTACCGCTATCCCATGTATCGAAATATTTGCCCTCTTGTACTGTCACCACATAACCATCTATGCAGAGAATATACGTGCCTGTCGGATGGTCTGTACAAAAGTCGTTGACTGTATAGATATATCGTTCTGATTGTTCAATCAGTTTGCGCCTGTATCCATGTTTATACAGGTACGCTCCCCAGACATAATTTGCACTTGGCATATCTGACAGAGCACACGCCTGCACCATCAGTCCGGTGAACACCGTTTCCCAATCAAGCCCGGTTGCTTTACATATTGCCCGGACAGCACAATCTCCGACTCGATTACCGGCAGGATTCGGATTGTAAAATTCCCATCTGTCCATCAGTTAATCCCCTTTGCTGTTTTATATCGTTTTGCCGCTCCTCTGGCTTTTGCAGCGTTCTGGCGGTTCCACTTAGCAATCATGAGCCGGTCTTGCAGTTCTCTTAGGTCATTCTGCTTGCAGTAATCTTTGTATGCAGCATTTTGTTTCTGGAGTAGATAAGACTTCCGGTCAAGGTCTTGTTGGAGTGCGAACCTTGCCTTTTCGTCCTTGCAGTTATCAACCGCCGCTTGCATTCCAAGGACTTCACGCTTTGTTTTGCGAATTCTCCGTTCATAAGTACGTTGCCGCTGTTCTTTTTCGTACTGTTTACCTTTGTCGGCTTTGTCCTGCGCTGATAGTTCTGCATAAGGATTAAATTCCCCGTCACTGGCTCCAAAACTATGCCGACAGTTGACTCCTGACAGTCCGCTTGCTGTCCCATATCCAGTCAATGAAAACGGTGGAAATTTCTTACTCTTGCCAGAACGAGAGTATATCTTGCCTTGCCAAAACGAGTGATTCCCGGGATTCTCGCCGCCGTCACCCGTTCTGGCTCCCATGTGTGCGCTGACCAGAACTAAATCCCAGTCCATTTCTTCCATACGTTTTAGGGATATATCTCCTGTAGCCTGCGCCACACCTGTTCTGACAGAACGTGCTACTGCTGTTTCAATCGTGTCTTTTCTGCCAGACGAATATGTAACAGTAACGCCATCACTCACAACGTTGTTAACTGCCTCTTTGATGGCTTGCGTATACCCAACCGCCCCAGTCATCACATGATTATATGCGAGGTCGCATTGTTCAATGTAGAGCCTCTGAGCGGCACTTGCGGTTGTTCGTGTAAAATTCTTCCACTCACCCATGGTTGCAAACATATTTCGCTCCATGAGCCTTACCATTGCCGGGGATTGCTCGAGCGGTACAGGACTTAATCCTGCCGCCTTGTATACCTTGTCATCATAGTCCATCGCAGTGATACCGGCATCCTCAAACACTTCAAGAAGCTCTTTTTGTTCACGTTTGGTGTATCTGGATAGTTCCGCTAGAATGTCCTCTAACAGTTCGCCTGATTCCTGTAGTGTTCTGATTCTCCACGCATCAGCATTAGTCAGAATATAGTCTTCACCTCTGCCGATTCTTGTCATCATCCTTGACACGATCTCAGAGATGATATACTGATGCAGTTCTTCGGCAATTTGTTCACTGCCCTCTGTTATCCGGCGTAAATACTCTGGGCTTAACATAACTATTCATCTCCAAACAGTTTTGGTTCGTCTGGCTGAGCTTCTTTGACCATTGCTTTCGCTTCTTCCTCAGTCATTCCCTCGAATTTTACAAAATACAACCATGCCGGAACTTTACTAGTAGTCACATACTGCCACCATCTCGCACGATCGTTTTCTCTGACATAAAGAATGTCTCCGAAGTCATAATTGACTTCATAAGCTCCAACAGGAGCAAGTCCGTACAGGTCGGCGTAAACGTTCAGTGCGTAGATTACTTCGTCCAGACAGGATTCCAGTTTGTCTCGAACGTCTTTAATGAACTGCACTGTCCTCTGCTGTTCCGCTTCTACTCCCGTAGCCGTCTGAATGCCGCTAGATTCGTTGAAAACAAAATACCCATTGGAGAATCCAATCTTATACCCCAGCTGGCTTAAAAGGGCATTTATGCCACTTATGCGGGTATCCGTGTTGAGTTGCGGATTGATTTCTTGGTAAAACTCTTTCTCGTCCTGTCCGAATACATTCTTGACAAAGTGCGGCAATTTCATCTCATTCCGTCTGTTTTCCATGCCCTGTGGCGACATGGCTGATACAGGCGTACCGCTTGGCATCAGCAGTCTATCATCTGCCAGAACAATCTTCTGAGAATTAAATATTTCTCCGGCATTACGGCTGTATGCAATGTCGAGGTCTTTTAACTCCTCGATAGCTTCGGCAAAAATCGGCAATCCCAATGGTGCATTAATATCCACGTTATTCGCTTGCGGCGTCCGCAGTACTCCGTACAGAGGCCCGTCCAGCTTCTCTCCATTTGCCTTGAGAATCGGCGGCGTATCTGCCATAAGGTCAGCCCATTTGGTCTGTTTAAGGTCAATCTTATCGCCGATTGACTGAGGGGATTTTGACACATAGGCTCTATTAGAAACGTAGTACGGATAGGTCGTCACGCCATCCACGGTAGTCTCAACAAATCTATGATATTCAAGCCGTGTATAGTATTTCCGTCCAACAGTATAAGAATCCTTGAATATGATTCCCTTAATTTCCTGATTATCATAGTCCACGATCATCACATCTGCCGGAGTAAATACGTCAATGCTTTCACCATTTGGCTTAATAAATACTGTTCCATAAGCACAGCCATATTCTACCCAGTGACGGATTTGAAAATATACCTTGTCGATCTGTTCCTGTAGCCACGTAGCCCTTGCAGAACCGTCTATCTGAATGCCGATCGCCAGCGTTGCGAGCCGAGCTGTTTCTGAGCAGACAGATTTAGCAAAATTGATCGTCTTGATATTATTCTTATCATCCAGCCATTCCGGCGCACCTCTGTAAATGTTCGCGCACCGGTTAATCAGCGATTCCATCTCTGGAAATTCTGCTGCCTGAATGTTGAAGTCCTCTTCGGCTTGTTTTTTGAATATCATATTAAACCACCTTTTTAGTGTTGTTATAAGTCCCATTTAATCACCTGAATTAACTGATTTCAGCACATTTCTGATAAACTCTATGTCTTTATTGAAATTCTTTATATCTTTGTTCTGTATCTCTACTGGTTTATCATTCCACAATTCTCTTCCAGCTCTTTGACCTTGGAAGAACTGGAATTTGTCCAGAATTTCCAAACATTTAAATATGTTTTCTTTACTATTCATTATGCACTATGTCCTCTTCTCATCGACAATGGACTTGTCGCATACCTGAGAGAATCTATCCAGTGATCGTTACCATCTGGATAATCTGCGATAACTTCTCCATTGCCATCTACTTCATGTTCATAATTGATAATTTCCTTGTATGCTCTCGGCGTTCGTGCCGGATCAATGACTAATGTTCGGCACTGTAACCACTCAAAAGTATATTTGCGGCTTCCCGGTGTAACAATAGCCCTACGTGCTGGAAGCCCTGCATCTCGGAAGTCAATAATGCTTTCTTCTTCATCAACTCCGCAAGATATTGAATAATCATCGTATCCCTTTTGTTTTATCTGGCCAGCCATTACTGTATTTCGAATTTTACATCCGCCAAGCTCATCCAGCAGGATAACTTTGTCCTGATTAGGCACATAAGCCACACGAATAAACGCTTTGGGATCCGGGTACCATCCCCAGTCTTGTCCCTGATAGATACTTTGATACTTCTGAATTTCTTCGTCTGGAATCGTTCGGATTTCCAACAACTCAAAGATATTTGTACCGAGTCCGACAGGTAATCCAAGATATTCATGCTGATAGGCTCTTGGATTTGTCTTTTTAAGATGCTCCGCATCATCAAGGAATTGTTGACCAAGCCATTCAACAGGAACTGATCTGTAATCACTCTTATGCCTGTAGCTATCGTCTCGTGGTTCTTCTACGTACACATTTGTCCAGTTACTCCGGCTAATTGGCGGATTGAATGTCTTAAATACAACAAACTTACTGCCACCTCGAAGGACTGACTGCTGCACTGTACGAATTTCTTCAATGCCCGAAAATTCGTCAAGTTCCTCGAACCAGAGATACTTGAAATATCCCTTGCTTGTTTTAATAGATTTAGTCTTTTTTGCCTTGTCCAGTCCTCTGAATATGATCTTCTGTCCGGTAGGCTTATAAGTGTACTGCATAGGGCTTACACTGGTGTCCCATAGTTCATTGGCTCCGAGCGCGTCAATTCCCCATGCTATCTGTTCATAAACGGATTCTCGAAGTGTGTTTCCAACTTTACGGAAAATAACGGTATTTGACATTATGCCGTTCTCTGCGTCCTGCATCATCAGGAAAGGAATCATAACACCCACGAAAGACGACTTCGTGGATCCACGCCCGCCGTACAAATCGTAATATGTGTGCTTCTCATCCAGAATGTCCCAAAAGACTTCGTAGAAAGCAGGAGCTATTATATCTTTCAGACTAATAGAATTATTATCCATCCTGTTTCTCCGGTCTTGGAATATTGTTTATGATTGTGATTCCACAGGAGTCATTCTTGTATGATTCTGCCTTTTCAAAACGCTTCATAAGTTCCCGCCCTGCCGCTATCCTTGTTTCAAGTGAAGCATCAAGGCCGAACTGATCCTTTACTTCGCCCCTTAAAACAGATGAATAGAATCGCTGAATCTCTGCAATATCCGCTATGCGTTCATCGTCAATTTGCTTTTGCCGCTCCTGTATATATGAGGATATAGACGGTTTTGACAGGTTTTCAGTTCCCATTTGTCTTGCTGATTGCTCGCTGTATCCGGCTCTCTTAGCCGCTTCTGTGGCATTTCCACATTTTAAAAATTCATCTGCAAACGCTTTCTGTTTAGGCGTTAAGTCCATCTAATCACCTCTGTCTATCCTCATTTTCTGACCGCCTCCCATATTTCTTTTAGGCACATGACCACATCATACTGGGATGTAGTTCGTAATATTTCATAATCGCAATCTTTCCATTCTCCTCTTTTTGTGAGGTGAAGTGTAGGTGTTGATATAATTGTTACTGTTATCAATCGTTCCTGCTCATGGCTGTAGAATTGTGATGTTCCAATTTTTACGATTAATCCGGTGGATAATATAGCTTTTTGGAGTTTTCTTGTAACTGCTTTTAAGTTTGCCATATTATCACCTCAATTCAAAAAAAATCCCCAGTATAGCAGTTATATACAAATATAATACCACACTGGGGAGTTTTAGCTCTCTACCACTTTTATAAATTTTTAAGTTTTTTTAAAGTCTGCCAATTAATTTTGCCAGATGATAATATTCCGCCATGACCTTGCGTTTGTATCCATAAAAGTCGTTCTCTGTTGCAGGAACTGTCCTGATCTTCTCCATTGTCCGATAGCCAATGCTGTTCACGATGCTGTCATAGATTTGCGATTCGATGCCGGGTGCATATTTGATAGATACCTGTAACAGATTGTATTTATCACTCTCGCTAAGATTCCGCAAGTGACTTTGTAATGTCGGTATGTCATCCGGCGGCACTCCGTAATCAATCAATGTTGCATTTCTCAGTTTCATTTATTCCACCTTCTTCATTTAAGTTCCAGTCACATGGTATGCCTTGAAAACATTCTGGACAGTGTTCGTAGAATCCGCAGCCTTTGCAATCCGCTGGCTGTCCAGTGCAATATTGCTGTAATACGTGGTATGCTGATATAGCAAGGTTTGGCGTTATGTCTGGTGTAGGTTTATTATTCATCTCTTTATCTCCCCCAACTTCTTTTCGGCTTCTTCGCGGGTGAGGAATATGGTTTTACCAATTTCACTCATTGGAAAAGCTCCTGTTATTGAACCTGTATAGTTTTCGTAATAAAATATAATTTCATCTTCTATATCTGGCTCAACATAACTATCGCAATATCCATATGAAAATGCTTTTATTTCATACGATTCTGGATATCCAAAATCGTTATCCCATACCGTATCTCCAACCTTACACGGCAATCTCACAAGCAAGCCCTGTTCTTCTGCTTCTTTGTAAGATTTTAATTCTTTCAGCCATTTTGCAACTTGCTCATATTTTTCAGCACAATCAGCACTACTTATAAAGCTGTTAGGAATAACAATAGTATTCTTTTCTTTATTTTTTCTGTTCTTACAAACTACTTCTTTGATGTATTTAATAGCTTCTTCAAGTGTTAATCTCTCCATCTACTTCACCTCTTCCATCTGGCTTTTTACGGTATCTGCAAGTAGCTTCAAAGACTTAATAAATGAGTCTGTCAACGCTGTTCTGCCTGGTTTTTTAGCAAATGTTCTGACAAGATTTACTGCATCTTTGACCTTTTCTTCATATTCGACGATTTCAGATGCTTCACACAATATTCTTTCATCATTGTCTCTGCAAGTGACCATCTTGCTACTATAAAAATTCAATATGTTTGGAATTGGAATTTCGACAGGGTTTAAATGGTTTACTCTCGCCCATGTGAATCCCTGAAGCTTTGCCATTTTCAGAACACTCAAATATTCTTCCTGTGTTTTTACAAATACGCTTTTTCCTGTTAAATCAATCATCGGAATCCTCTCCTTTTGTGATTTCTCTCAAACAATCATTCCAACCGATATCATAACTTGGTGACTCTCCAATTCTTGCAAAGTGAAAGCAACCCACCTTCTCTGGCAATGGATTCAACAGGCGCAGTAGACACCATCCTGGTCTCTCTTTAAGCTCTTTGATTTCGCGCCCATTCAGCCTGCAATGCGATGTGGCATACTTTTTATTTATGCCTTCACCGGTGTATTCGCTTTCACAAAACTGACAGCCGGCACATATTCTTGGTTCGTTTATTAGTAATACTAATTTATTCATTCACTTCACTTCCTCTCAACATCAGACTTAAAGTATTGTACCCCGGACAAGTTCTGACTCCATTTCTGGTATCTCTTAACAGGACGCAGTACGGATATAATGCCATGACTTCATAAACGTGTTCTGTGACGTCTTCGCCGCGCTGGTCGATGTATTTGAAACACTTTCCCGGTCTAAGAAAGTATCTTGCACACACATACGCTTTTGTTCCAAATATTGCACTTGCACTGCTCATTTGTATCCCTCCTGTAATAATTCTTTATTATCAAAAATGTTGCCAACTACTTCATAATGTTCAAGATCAAACTCGCCAAGATATTCTCTATCCATGCTACCATTTTCACGCGTTCCCCACCCATTAATGTTCCATTCAACAGTTTCATATGTCGCATCCTCTGGGTAGGATTCGTCCAAGTGTGCCATCAGGATATCATTTTCCCATATCCTATTCCCATTCTTGTCACAAATTCCCGTGAACTGGCAGAGGGTTTCAGGAATAACCAATTTCATTCCGTCTGTTATCAAAAAGTTGATTGGCAATGTACTCGCTCCTTTATACGGCGGAACGATATAGCAATATCCGCTGTCAATATCTAGGTCTATGAGACTCCCTTCTATCCATTCACCATTATCAATCCGCTTTGCCTTGAAAAGAATTTCTCTCATTCAGTTCCACCACCTTGCACGATATCAACTGCTTCATTCAGACATTGAGCTGTATACCAATCGTCACCTGATTCTGAACATTTATCTTCGATTAACATTTCCAACTGTTGAACAACTTCATCTACATCAAAAGCTGTTGGCTGTTCTTCTACTGCTTTCATGCAATTCCGGATTGCAAAATATACTTCCCTTGAAATTTTTCTGCCCTCAGCAGATTCTGCATTGATTGGGGATTTTTTCAGGGCATAATCGTTTAAACGTAATATCAACTTATCTGCATCAATCAGTTTCATATTCTTCGCACTCCTCCGCATATTCATAACTGTCCATATCATCACATCTGCACTGGCAGGAATCCTGTTTAGTACAACAGATGCAACACTCTGTTTCACCGTCCGGACACTCTAATTTACATCTTCCCATTTAGTCCTCCTTATATGGTTCTGGCAACGGTGTCCATGCAGTTACAGGCAATCTGAATTCTACAGGAGTCTCAATTTGCCCTGGAACTACAAAGGCTCCAATGCCGTCTCTTATTACTTCATATCTACCAATTGCCGGGATAAAGCCTTTAAGCAGTACAGCAACATCCTTGCCCGGCTCTGGCGGTTTCTTTTCGACTGGAATCCAATCGTTTTCATTTTCATCCAGTTCTAAGTCATCCTGAAGCTGTTCAAGCATTTCCAGAACATCCGCTACATACAGTCCATCGTACTTACCGTACTTTGAATACTCATCTTTGTACTGCTTTAATCTGTCTTTGATATGACTCATGCTTCCACCTCCGAATCTTCTGGCATCTGAAAGATAGCAAATCCATCTGTTTTTTCTTTAAATTCGTGAAGATAACTTACACTGAAATTCAACATGATTTGATATTCACTATAAGCTTCCTGAATCATGTCCAGTACTTTCAGGGCTTTTGCTTTGGCAGAATATTCTCCGAGTAAGCAAGACCATCCATTATCTACTCTTGTACTTATTACTCCACCTGAAACTTCGATATTAAGTAAATTTTCAAAAGCAACTAAAACTTCTTTATCCTGACTTCTGATCAACATTTTGCATCCTCCTAATCATTTACTCTTTGATTCCACTGCTCTACAGCTTCTTCCTCTGTTTCTCTCCAACGTTCCACCATACCATCACATTCTGTGCAAGCTACAAGATATTCTTTTCTTGAATCTTCATATTCGCTAATCAGCATTTCTGCTCTTCCTCCGCAAAACGGACAAGGTTTTAATTCCTCCATTTCTATCCTCACTTTCCCCATATAAATAACTGACACGCTATTGTGCAATTCTCCATGATTGATTTATCCAAACGCTACCTGTCCGTTATTCTCCGGGATTCTTTAATACAATCCCTAACTCTTCTTTAATAGCGTCTACATAATCAATCCATTCTGCCAGACCGTCATTGATATAATCAGCAGCCCGGTCAAGTCCATTTCTAAATCTCTGACAGCGTTTCTCACCAAAACCGAAATCGTCATGCAGAACGGCGATTGACAATATTACGAATGAATCCGCTATAACCTCTTTTATCTTTTCTGATGCTTTATCAAGGTCTTTTACTGCCAGGGAGGTATGTATCCCGGTCGCACCCCGGAACTTGCATTCCTGTTCGAGGGCTTCAATCCCGCCCTGTTTGACAATTCGTCTGGCAAGGTCAAGCCCGTCTTCCCTACCTCGCTCATATTCACGCATTTTATTCATTGTGTTAGACCTCCACTCTTTTTTAGTTTTCCCATCCAACAGCTCTCCTTATCTTCTGAGTCAGAATGTCAAACTGTAAGAATAATTCCCTGTCCTTACATTTCCTTGCTTTTATGTCACAGTCATAATCATTTATCTGATATTTTCCTTCTAACAGATCACCATTATCCAGATATCTTTGAAAGACTCCCTTAGAAATCCCGAACCGTTCCAAAATCTCTATTCTGCTCATACTGTCGACGAATGTACCATCTGCTGTAACAATGTCATAAAGTTTCATCTTGTCTCCTTACTTATCTTTCTTATTCCGTACCCAACCGGAGTATATGCCCTGTCGGTACTGGGGTGGTTCGTCTTGAGCAGGTCATCATCAATCAACTGATTGACATGCTTCCAGACCGTAGCTCTCCCGGCATCCACCCTTTCAGAAATCTCCGTAATCGACGGTGCATATCCAATCAGTTTGATATAACTGACGATATACATATAGATTTCTTTTCTGAGAACCTGTCCCTGTTCGTATCTATTCTTCGTGTTGTACATTCTTTATTAATTCCCTCTGTTTAGAATCTAATAGCTTATTAAAAGCAACTAGACAATTCTTAATAAACTGTTTATCATTATTATCAGGGCACATTTCCGCATACTCTCCAAGTTCTATCAGACGATCAGTGGCCTGCTTGGAATATTCGTCTGTAAGTTCAACTGAATAGAAATCTTTTATAGCTTTCCAGAATTCAGTCATGAATTTTTGAATATACGGAATATCCTTAGCTTCTACTTTCAATTCCTCACATCCTTTTTGTATACAATATACTGTACACTGTATACGCTCTATTAATTTTTAAAAATTATTTATATTATATATAATAGGTGTATAATATAAAGTAACCCACAGTAACCGAGATGTAACCGTACTAATTCGTGTAAACCATTGATTTTATAGGTAGGTAACCGAGTAACCGAGTAACCCTGACTTCCTCATATAGGGAAACTTTTATACTCAATATGCACATATAAATACTCATATATATATATGCAGAATCAAAGGTTACCTAGGTTACCCGGTTACCTTTTGGATGAATTGTTTGTCAATCAAACACAATATCGTCCGTAATCTCAAAATTATCATTGCAATTCACGAATCCTTTTGGAATTTCGTCTACAATTTTCAAGAACACACATTTGGTGACAATTCCGTCCAGTTTCTTCGCTTTAGTCGGATAACCTCTGCTGTCGGTTTCCACAAGTCCTTTCTTAACAGCCCATGACAAGAATGCCTTTCTGGAGAATCTTCCAATTTTGCACAAATCATCAAACGCTGCGCTATAAATTATTGCGGTTGATGTCTTCTCTACCGGATCATTGTCTATAATTCCCCATCTTTCTGTTTTGATATCTGGGTTATCATCGAACTTAATTCCGTTCATAGCAATCTTGTCAACCACGAACCAGTAGGCACGTTCATTTTCAGAAACCATTTCTTTCTCTGTCAGGAGACTCTTCGCTGTCTCGATGTCAATGTACTGGCCATCATGGAATAGCTGATCTGTTGCAATCTTATCTGCTGCCAGAATGATACTCATAGATATACTTTGCTTTTGCATCTTGTCATCGTCCTGTATAAGCCCCTGATAGTGCTTTTGCAGGACTTTTATTTCATCAATGGACATTTCCTTGACTACGTTCACAAAGTCGATTCCTGCATATCCATAGTTCTTTTTAAGGGTATCTGCGGTAAGCTGTGGATCATCAAAAATCTTTTCAGAACACTCGACTTCAATAATTCGGTTAATTGCTCCGCCTTGGCTGACGTATCCAGCAAGCGGACGTTCGCCATTGGTCAGAATGCAGTTCTGCCAGCGGTTCTCCCGGTTAACACCCAGCTCCTTGTTAGAACGACTCTTTCCTTTACCGGAACATAAATCGTATACAATCCCTTCAAAGTTATCCCTGATCTTGGCAGATACCTTGGAAGTATCATCAAGAATTAGCGGAAGATTGTTAAGCATATCAGACTTTGCTTCCAGAGCCACATCTGTTGTTTTGAAATCTCCTATATACCTTGATTCGCCTGGATTCGCCCAGACGGAAGCCCCCAACATAAGTGTCACAGTCTTGCCGCCCTCAGTTTCTCCCCAGAGGTCTACAAAGAACGGAAGGGCGCCTACCAATTTAATTAGAATACTAGCGAAGCTTGCAGCTAGCATGATTTTCGGCTCTATTCTTCCAGTAGCACGAACTTTTTTCACGTGCTCATACCATTCTGTTCTGCTGCCACCTACGCTGATACTTTCGTATAACTGCCGGAACCTCATATCTCCATCGAATACAATATCCTTGTCATAAGGTAAGAAAAAATCCCTAATCCATCCGATTTTGCTGGAGGAATACTGAATGTTGATATAATCGTCATTTGCATTTTCAACGTCTGACAGATACCGTACAAGAAACTTCGCATTCTCAGATGTCACTGAAATCCCAAGTGCAGACAAGCCAACGATTTTAGTAGATGATGCAACCATGGTTTTCGGCACAATAACCTCGGACCATTTATTATTCCTCTTATAGATTAGCTTTATCTGTTCTTCTCCGGTCTCCAGATTCTTCATTCGTTCAATCGGAAGAATAGGATGATAACAGGCTATAATGTCCGGCGATCCTGGATTTGTATTTGATATTCTGATTCCATCATCATCCGCCACCCAGTTAAGACACTTCATTCTGTCATATTCACAATCAGAGAAATTAGTCCACTGGTCCAGCATAGACAACGTCCTATTACTTTTCTCTTTTTCAATCATCTGCTTCTGCACTTTCGTGTAAGCTTTAAGCAAATCCTCAAATTTTTTCTTTACGCCAAGCTCCTTGGCTCTGTCCAGAAGAGTCAGCGTAAGACGTGCCTTGCGTATCTCGTCTTCCTGGCTGAATATCTCACCAAACACTTCTTCGTCCAGAATAGAATCCTTCGTGAGCTTGTTTATCATTTCCACTTTTAATCACCTTCTTCCAGCCCTGTTATAAATCCATGGTGATATAGCGCAAGTTGCAACCTGTTCCATGCTTCACACCATCCGTCAGACAATGGTTTCACCCTGTCAAGGATAGCCCTGTAGAAATCTATATCAGACAGGCATTCTTGCAGCTCAACCTTTTTCTTCTGTTCTTCCTTTTGCCTCATTTCCATCTGCTTCTGATGGTGATATATTGCCATTCTGGAAGAGAAATTTGGCTTCTGGTAAGTTCCCCCAAGTACGGTAAAAGCTGTCTTAAAATCGCAATTATCCATGTTCTGGACGAATGTAAATATGTCACCTGTTGCGCCACAACCGAAACAATAATAGCTGTCTTTGTAGATTTTCATGGATGCAGTACGGTCTTTCGGATGAAACGGGCACTGAACAAACCCTGCTCTGTTCGGAACCATACCATATCTACTCAGGACGTCTCTCATGCTATTCTGCTGTTTAATTGTTTCTTTATCCATTTAACAGAATCTCCAAAATTCTTTTGCCAGTGTCTTTCTTGTCGCAAAACAGAAATTCAACACCATACTTGCGTTGCATCGTGCAAAGAATCTTATATAAGACATCTCCATGCATAACTTTCTGTTCCTGCTCCACCCAAACACCATTCTCTTTAACTCTTTTCTTTGCCCGGGGATTCTCCCACCAGAGGACATCATCCAGCTTTTCAATCCCTTTTCCGTGCTCACACAGGAACACAAGTTTTATTCCTGCTTCGTTTGCCCGGATAATCTCAGCACGGAATCTTTCATGCTGCTGACACACATTTCCACACAATTCAGAGAGATTTTGCTTTCGGTCAACAACCAGTCGAGGGTTGTCATAATTCATGTAATCCCCGACGTAAAGCTTTGACACGAACCATTTTTCTCCTGCTACATCAAATGCTTTCTTAATGCCGTCAATAACTTTCTGATGTTCCCTACTGTCAATTTGTATCATGCGAACGGCATCTCCTCGTCAATTCCATCTGGAATGCTCATAAATCCGTCTGGGTCTGTTTCTGGATGTGGCGTCTCTGACTTCTGCTGACTCTGATTAGAACCTTTGCTTTCACCAAACTCAATTTCTTCCACAACAATGTCCGTTGTGTACACCTTCTGTCCGTCACGATTGGTGTAACTGCCGGTCTGGATTCTTCCAGATAAGTCCGCTTTCATTCCTTTAGAAAAATATTTCTCGATAAATTCTGCCGACTTTCCGAAAGCGATACAATTCAAAAAATCTGCTTTCTGATCAGAACCCTCTTTCACAAATCTTCCGTTTACCGCAATAGAAAATCTTGCAATAGATGTTCCATCGTTGGTATACTTGATTTCTGGATCACGTGTAAATCTTCCTGTAAGAATTACTTTATTCATACCGCTACTCCTTTCTGCTTATCATAATCAATCAACATCTTTAGACATTTCTGTCCTTTCTCCTTAGTAAGTGACTTAATGTCATTTACTTTAAACCGAGTCTTGATCTGTTCCAAAAGTTTAACTTCCGGGTACTTATCAATGATATTTTTAATTGACATAGTAGTCTCGGAACTAATCATCTCGGTTTCTTTTGCCGGCTCCGCTTTTCTGCCGGACGTTTTTTCTTTATCTCCTGTATTAGTAGAATCACTGTCTTTGTTATCATCAATGCAGAACAGTCCATTCAAAGCGTATTTTCTGGCATAAGATGATGCTGCACCTGTCACCTGTGAAGAATCCATGCCTTTCTTAGACTCTTCTTCCCTTGCATAAGCAACAGTTGTAATCTCGCCGGTATCTTCACAGTCGTTCAGATGAGCTTCTGCCCTGACGTATATTCTATCCCCGACAACTTCCATCCGATCTGTGACACTTAACACAGTCTTTGTTTCTGCCAGAAGCGGTTTTACAGCCTCCAGAATATCCTCACAGCTCCTGTATTTGTATTTCCCGAAGGAATTGTATTGCCCTTTAGGGGCTTTCAGTTTTGACTGAATAATCCCTAACTTCTCATATATATTCACTTCTATTCCTCCTTGTCATAAACCACATGTTTGCTGCCCTCGATAATCAGCAAGCTTGCAATATCTTTCATTGATAAGGTTGACTCGTTATAGATTTCGACCAGTGCGTTGTATGCGTCTGATGAAACCTTTACAACCTGATTGTCTTTTCCGGTTACCAGTTGTTTCTTTCTTGCCGGAATACGGATTTCAAATTCACTCATTCGTTTCCTCCTTATATGATTTCTGAGCCGTTAAAAGCCCATTTAGAGCCTGTACATAGTTTGCTAGCATTCTTGCCTTGTATGATTCTTCAATGGGGTTATCCGGGACTGTGGCAAGCTGTATATCAATCAATCTCAGAACTTCATTAATTCTCTCATCCATGTTCACACCGCCTTGAAAAAGCAATACAAATTATCCGAAGCGTCCCCGAACTTCTCCCCGTCAATGTCTTCAGCTTTGTGATACTCCACATGATCCAGAGACATGTCACAGTTCTCATAATCCAGGACGTAATCGCCTCTGGATTGAAGCTCTCTGAGCAGCTCGTTGATACATCCTGCTATCTCCAGACTGGGAAGAAGTTTCATAATCGCTATCTGTTTACTCATTTGGACACTTCCCATCTATCAGAAGTTCCAACAAGAATGCTTTGATTTTATTAAGCTTTTCACGGCTTTCTTTCTCGGAAAATGGATTAAAAGATACATTCTGATATAAATCCCATTTAAATTTGCCTTTGGGGAGGAGAACATCTTCCTTCCTTTTAACCCCTCTTACTTCCAAACCGTAGCCCGAAAAATCAAAGGTGACACTTGCTGCCGGAACTTCGTTCACAACTCTTTTGCATAATCCATATATTTCATCAATCTCTTTCTCGAACATCTTCTTATCCTCCTTATTTCCTACTGCCAGTCTGCTTCCATCTGGCGTACTGCCCATGCTGCCGAGATACCGAAAAAGATGTTTAGCCAGATAGGTATATCCACATATTTCCCGGCAAGCATACAAACAGCAATTAGCATATACTTTTTCATTTCATTTCTCCTGCAATCCACGCAAGGTTGCTCACTACCAGTGCGGCGGCTGTTACAATCCATGCTGTGAACCATCTTTTTGACTTTTTCTTACTTTCTTCGACAATTTCAGTCGCAAGTGCTACTTCGATGTCAGCCCATGTTGGCTGGCTTTCGTTTTTAATTTCACTCATATCGTGCTAATTTCTCCTTATTTTTTCTTATTTGTCTTTACAATTAGCAGATAGAGGCTTATAATTAACCTGTATCTACTAAATCGTGCTTAGTAGATGCAAGCTCCGGGGTGGAGGTTTCGGCTCCCTCCGGGGCACCTACTTATTAAGAGCAGCTTTGCCTTTCCAGACATATCCCAACTCTTCCCATAATTTACGTGGGGATACGAGATATTCTGTACGGCCATCGTCTTTAGTTTGCGATGTCACGATTTTATTGTTACGGACAGCTGTCCCAATCGGAAGCCATCCATGAACAATCCCTGCTCTGATAGATGGAATAGTAAATCCTGTCATTTTGCTTACGTCTTCAACGGTAAGCTTCTCATTCGAAAACTCTGGCATCTGTGGAATGCCTGATACGATTCTTGCCACCTCTGCGGCGAATTGATGAATTTCCACATTTTTTTTGATGTAAGTATCAACTTCGCTCATTTCATACTCCTTTCTTACTTTCTTTCTGGTCAGAATTACTGCAATCAATAACTCCATCCATATACCCCAGAATATAATGCTTCTTATCTTCTGGAAGCTTATCAATGCGTGTTGTCACGTCTCTGATAAGATTTTTCTTTTCTTCTGACATATAATCACCTTTCTAATATTTATAGTCTTGCTTCGCTTGGACACCTGACTTTGAACCTGCCATCATCAGCACCAGTAGGTTATCTCTGGTGGACGGTCATTTCTGACCGTTTCGACTATTTATCAACATGTTTTATCTTTATATTTCCTACGCTATCTATGTATTCGACAATTGGGTTTGCTTTTTTAAAGTATTCATTCCATATTTCAATCATCTTATTAACCATCTCTGCCGATAATTTCATTTGCTGTGGCGTAAGCTGATCGTATTTTCTATAACGTACAATATCGTTTTCACCCCTTATCATCGGCACGCCGGAACCATGATAAGTTTCGTCCATAAAATAAATAGGGGTTGGTCTATGTAATAATTTAGCAAGTTTTTCAAATGTTCTCCATTCTTCACTTTTTCCTGTACTTACATATTCAAAAACACCGTCTTCTATTTTTGACACTTTATCATCAAGTATGGAAATCATGTAGATTGGTGGTTTTACGCCCACATCAGATAAGCTTTTAGGACGTTCATCCTTTTCATATCGAGCTACTTTTTTCTGAAGCTCTTTTATTTTAGAAACTGCTTGGTTGTACTCTTCAGTTGTCATATCCTTTTTCCTCTCTTTCTTGTAGCTTGTTTTGCTTTCTGAATGTATAATACCACGTTGTTAATGCATTGTCAACGTATTTTTTAAAATATTTGCGTTGACAACGTATTTTATTAATGATATAATTCAATTAAAGGAGGTGAATCAGATGAGTGAGCGGTTAAAAGAACTGCGAAAATATCTGGGACTTTCAAGAGAAGGATTCGCTGAAAAGTTGGGACTGAAAAGTCGCGGCAAGATTGAGAATCTGGAACTTGGCAGAACAACTCCAGATGAAACATTTTTAAAACTTATATGTAATACTTTCAAAGTCAACTACGACTGGCTCGTAAACGGAACCGGGGATATGTTCCAGGATGACGATAGCGATGCGCAGGCTATTGTAGATTCCGTGATGACCGGAGATAACGACTTTGCAAAGAAAACTTTAGTGAAATTTGCTCGACTGAGCGAAGAACGCTGGAGACAGCTTCAAGAGATTCTGGAAGAACTCGAGAAGAATTAAGAAAAAAGCCGGGGAATTAATCCTCGGCTCGTTCTTTTTATTTTTCTTTCAGATATAGATATTCTAACAATTTATACACGCGCTTCAATGTATTTTCTGATTTAACCTTTTCTAAAAGCATCAATATCTTTTCTTTATAATCCATAAACAACCCTCCCTGTTACAACTACCACCTACATTACAGTATATGTTCGGCTTGTGGGAAACAGAACCGAACGTTAGTTCGCTTTTGCTATTATACCATCTATTCCAACTCTTGGCAACTGCCAATGATATACTTGAACTCTCACTATTTTATAGAAAAAAACATTTCTTTTTCATCTAAATCACTCTATTTCGTTCTAAATCTTTACAATATGCTCTTAAAATGATAAAATAAAAATACCACATATAACCGTACTTTACATAATGTTGCAAAATCAGCGGTACAAAATACATAATCCGCATAAAAAGTGCGAAGCGTGGCGAAAACATATCAGGAGGGTGTTTATCATGAATGAAAAGAAAAAATATTGTAAGCACTGCGGAGAACTTATTGACGACGACTGCGTAGTGTGTCCTAAGTGCGGGAAACAAGTAGAGCAGCTGGCTTCTAATAATAGAGATATCATCATTAACAATTCCGCATCTTCCTCTGCATCCTCAGCGGCAAGTTCAGGTGCGCCGTATATAAAGCGGAAAATGCCATGGTATCTAAGCTGGTTCTGGATTTTTATTTTAGGAATCTTCACTGGTGGAATTTATTGGATTGTAGGAATTGTAATGAGAGTAAATTGGAAATCACATAATTAAATAAAAAACCGCCCTGGTATTGGCGTACCGGGACGGCGTTTATACATCTCCGGAGAGATGCTATACTCTGGCAAAACATATTGTATCATCTTCGGAGCAGTCGAACAAGACAGAAAATTTGTTCGGCTGTTATTTTTATACCTAAAGCAGCTACATAAAGAAAAGAGGAATAAAAATGGCGAAGAAAAGAAAAAAATATCCAAAATTGCCGAATAACTTCGGCTCTATCCGGTATCTTGGCAAGAACCGGAGAAACTGCTTCGCAGTACATCCGCCAGCTACACCGGACAATACTGGCAAACTAAAACGTCCGCCGGCAATCTGCTACGTAGATGACTGGATAAAAGGTTTCACTGTCCTGACAGCATACAAAGCTGGCACGTATCAACCCGGCATGGAACGGACTCTTGAGGTGTCCCCTACAACCGACATAGATACTCTTATAAGCCGTTTAATTGCTGACTACAATACAATCAAGGGCGTAGAGGATAAACACCCGGAAATCAAGAAATTGACGTTTTCAGATGTATATAAGCAGTTTTATGCGTGGAAATTCCCAGAGGGGACAAAACTGTCATACAGTTCAAAGGAAGCATATCGGACAGCTTATACAAACTGCACTGTTCTACACAATCGCATATTCGAAGATTTAAAGGCTCCTGATATGCAAAAGGTTATTGATGATTGCACACTTAAAAAGCAAAGCCAGATGGCTATTTTGACTCTGTTCAAGCAGATGTACAAATATGCAGTCTACTCAGAAATTGTAACGGAAAATAAGGCGCTATATGTCCATGTCAATGCTGACAATGATACCGAACACGGAACACCATTTTCTGATCAGGAACTACAAATTTTATGGGATAATACCGACGATCCAGAAGTGCAACTCATTCTTATTATGTGCTATTCTGGTTGGAGAATTGGCGAAGTGTTAAAACTTACAACCAACCTAGAAAAAAGATACTTTCAAGGTGGAATCAAAACAAAAGCGGGTAAAAACAGAATTGTTCCGATACATTCCGCTATATACCGTTTTGCTGAGCAGAAAGTACTGACGCAAGATGGAAAACTATGCGTGTATACTCAGCAGCATCACAGAAAAGCATTATTCTATCCTACACTGGAACGTTTGGGGATAGTTGGCAATCCGAAACACACGCCACACGACTGCCGGCACACCTTTTCTGCATTGTGCGAAAAATATGGCGTTCGGGAGAACGACCGAAAACGAATGCTCGGCCACTCCTTTGGTGGAGATGTTACAAACGCGGTATACGGACACAGGACACTGGAAGAACTTCGGACAGAAATAGAAAAGATAAAGGTTCCATTTGTGACTAACTGTGACTAACGGAACCCATTTTAATCTTTCTAAAACAACCGAAATATCATTATCGAAATGCCGGAAACCCTATTAAAATCAACGTTTTCAGCGATTTAGCAAGGATTTCCCACATTTCATTTTCATTATTCTAATTTTATTGTTTGTGACCAACAAATAGGAATTGAGAATTTGTGCAAATGCCTGTAAATACAGCGTTTTTGGCGCTATTATATTAGGAAATAATATTTTTATTTGTGACTAACGTGTGACTAACGATAACGGTCTAAAATTTCCGAAGTGATACTAAATATGTTTATAAATAAAGTTCCCGGGGAATTAACCCCGGGATGTTTTTATATGGCAATCAAATCTTTCCATGTGGCGGGTCCGCAGATTCCGTCCACTTCCAGAACTTCTTTTCTGGATTCCTGATAAGCTTTCAGAGCGTAAATTGTGTTTGCGTCTGCTGTCCATGTAAGCTTCAGAACCTTGCCGTTTTTGCCTTTAAAGCCTCTGGCTCTTAAAATTTCCTGTAAGAGGAGCACAGATGTGTTTTTATCTCCTGCTTTTACTGTTTCTGGATTAAATATATATTTCTCTCCTGTTTGTGCGGTATTAGGCAATGCATTTTCAGATTTTGCGGGTACAGATGCATCAGATGCAATACTATAATCTGGTGTACAGAACTTGGTTCCGGGCATCTGGCTGTTAAGATAACTCTTTGCACAGACACCGCCGCCATTTGCAATAATTCCAGATGCACCAGAAGTATTTCCCTCGATGGTATAGAACCTGTCTCCGATTACGGCCGTTACGATGCCGGTATGGGTGAAAGTTCCATTATGATAAAAAATTACAATATCACCGATCTTTGGATTAGCGTTCCTTGTAAATAGATTACCAAGTGTTGGGCAGTAAACATAGGGCCAGTGTTTCAACAGTTTTTTTGCTTTTTCCTGTCCGAATGCTTTCATAAAGCACCAACTCACGAATGCTGCACACCATGGCTGTCCTTGATATGATGGCTTGATGTCTCGCCAATATTTCGTATAATTGGCTGAACCGGCATTGGCAGTCTTGCTGTCAAGCTGACTGTCGCTCTTCTTTTCAAGGTATCCAATCTCATTTTTTGCAATGAGAATCACTTTTTCAACAGCTTTATCCATTGCAGAAACCTCCTCTTTGTAATCCTTATAGAATACGTTCATGTCTACGCTTTCATTAATTCCCAGAACTTTCCCCTTACTGGAATACTGCCAGCCTACACCCACATTCGGACGTAATCTTTCCTGTACAGAACCATTGTCGCTTGCCGGATAACGTGCAATCCAACAATCATACTGTTTCAGAACATCTGACAGAACGTTATTGTACCAATCCAGATTGCAGTAGATACCGACCTTATAACCAGCTTCCTCCATCCTAGTCAGAAATGCTACGGCAATATTCTCAATCGCCTGTTTGCCGAGTTTTCGTTGATTAGACCACTCAAGGTCGTAGAACACTGGGAAGTCCAGTCCTCGCCCGTTCAGTGCGGCAATCACATCTTCTGCTTCGTCAATAGCCTGTGCCGGTGTCAGAGCGTATGAATACTTATAACCACCGACAAGGATTCCGTTGCTCTTACATCCCTTGTAATTGTACTCAAATGAGCTGTCAATGCCTGTTTTCTGATGGATTCTTAATATTGCGAATTTGATACCGGATTTAGTCACCTTCGCCCAGTCTGGCTTGCCCTGATAAGACGATACGTCAATTCCTTTAATTTCCATATTTTTCTCCTATATTGTTATGCTACAATTGTCTATTAGTTAACTAAGGCCCTCTTTAGTTAATTAGTTTCCGCTTTCGGTTCTTCTTCCTTATTAATATCCATCAGCTCATTGTACTGTTCCTCTGTAATCCTGCCAGTCGCAAAGAAAATATCAATCTTATTTTTTAAATCGTCTGTAAGTCCGTTTCTCTCTTTAAGTTTTAACAATGTTCTATATAACATAATCATACCTCCAATTCTGTAAGTGCTACTGCGTATTCGCTGTTGACATAGGCTTCTGCCGCCTGTAAATCAGTATCCTGAGTACGTGCGTCCATATCATAGATGTAATCCCTCGTATCGCCAATCTGCTGTTTTACATAATTCCAACCGTTCTCCATTGAAATTGGATAGTTGAATACTGTATATCCGTCAAGCTGTTCTGAATTGATAGATATATTTGTGGTTGGATAATATGTTGCAAGCGCTTTAAATGCGGTAATTTCTTCTGGTGTGAGGTCGATTTCTTCGGGAGTTTTTAGCTGATACACAACTTCTGTATCTACACCGACATATTCTTTTAATTTGTCAAGTGTATCATATTCTTTCGATACATAAATAGCTAATCTTGAATATCCCACCCAACCATTATTTTTAACCGTTTCGTATGTGAAGTAAGGGTACGGCACTCCGCTTTTTCCTCTCCTTAAACTTGAAACCAAGCATGGAATAATACGGTTTACAAAAATAGTATTATCGTATTTTTCTACGTCAACATACCAATCACGCCTTGCTCCGTTATCACCCGTGCCCCAATCATTGATATTCATATCAAATAATTTTTGGTGCTTGCACATCCTTACCAACTTCCCACGTTCCACGTCCACATAATCCGCAATATACTGCTGACCATCAATCACGACGTTACCGCCTGAACTTACAGGGATGGCATTCAATGTGTATGGGAGAGTGACGGTCTGTTCGTGGTATGGTTCGAAATCATCGTAGGTGGCATCTGGGTATAAGGAAGCGTCTACAATCATTGGTTTGAAGAGGAGGTTGTTGCAATTAATTCCAGTATTTATTCTAATTCTTATGGAAAAATTTTCATCAGCTTTTATATTTTTACCATCACCTGTATCATATCCATAAATCAAATTATTAGTTCTTGCTTGTAATTCGTAAGACACATCATGAACTCCCCCAACTGGACACCCTACAAGTCTAAATGAACTACAAGACACGTCCTGTGCGATATCAAATGTTGTTATCGTCGTAGCAGTTCCATTCAGAGTATAAGTCCCATCTCCATTTGCAGTACAAGTAACACCATTCGTTGTAGTAGTCCGCAAAGTAGCATTCAGCAAATTCTTCCCGCACACTTTGACCCTCGGTTTCACCACGCTTTTAATCTCCTGCGGATAATCAGGATTCGGGCTTGGGATGCCACCGGTGTATGGTTCGAAATCATCGTAGGTGGCATCTGGGTATAAGGAAGCGTCTACAATCATTGGTTTGATGATGATATTATTTAGAACTATATTTGCAGGAATTTGAATGTGAATAACTTTTGAGTTACTTGTCGCATCACTATAAGTGAATGTCACTCCATCACCTGTATCTTTTGGATCATTTTTCCCGTGAACTAAATAAATAAATCCTGGTACACTTTTAACCCAACCTGTTATCCTATACGTTTTGCCGTTTTCAATATGAAAATTCGCAGACAATGCCGCATCAAGCATTGCGGTCGTAGTCCCATTCAAAGTATATGTACCATCACCATTGTCTGTACAAGTAACACCATTCGTTGTAGTAGTCCGCAAAGTAGCATTCAGCAAATTCTTCCCCGAATACTGTTTCTGCTCGCTCCGTCCATACAGCACCATATCCATAATTTTACCATTGTCAGAATCGGCAAGATGGGTTTCGCCTTGTGAACTTGCGTAGAATTTGGTGATTTTGGTGGATATGTCTTCCTTTAGCGAATTAATCTTTTTGTCGTTGCCTTTAAATTGTTCACGTACAGCTTCACCTGCGCTAGAATAAGCAACCCCATCCGCGCCAACTCGAATATCAGCAAGTTCAGCGTCTGCCGTGGTTGAACCGTCAGGTAAATTTGATATATTATCAACTCTCTGTTTTAACTGTTTTCCATTGCTGTCAACCTCATTGATAGCCCCTAAAACAGTTTTGTCAGTAGTGTTTAAATTATCAAATCTTCTACTCATTATTTTATTTTCAATAAAACCCGACAATACCGACAAACCAAGACGTTTGTTTGCCTTGCCTGCGGTGTCAAGAATCATCATCTCATCTTTGTCCGCAGGATTTGCTTTTATCGTATAATCTGTCCATTTTGGCATGGCTATTTCCTCCTTATGCTAAATATTTTTCCCTGATATATTTTTTAACTGCATCAAGATGAGCCTGTACATCGTCATTCATCACGAGAAAATTGCCTTTATTGTTCTGACTGACAACTTCTCCTGTTTCCTCGTTTACCTCAGAATATGTGTAAGCGATACGACTTCCCTCTCCAGTACTAAGATTCATAAAACTTGTAAGAATTTTTTTCATGATATTTTCCCCATTTCGTCAATAATTTTTTCCCTGTCGCTAAGAAGTTCCTTTTCATAATCTGGTTCTGATACTTCAAGACTTTCACTATAGTCTGGCTCTGGCATGTCTGTGTCTATTGCCCTGTCGTAAGCTGTTTCACTCACATCAGCAAATCGCATATGTTCATAGTCAGCCTGACGCGCTTTGATTTCAAATGCAAATTTAAGCCCCGGAGTACCTTTTACGGTGAAATATGTCTGCTCTTTTTTATCTACCCAACAATCTCCATCCCCTTCCTTTTGTAAGAACACATAATATTCAATCCTTACATTAGTAGATTCTTGGAATATGTCATCTATGTCTATCAGACACGTGCCGTCTTCTGATATGGATGCTTCTCCGATGTCTCCGAAGATAGGAGAAGCCATTTCGTAGCAATAAAACGCCTGTGTACCATAGTTTTTTGTTGGAAAAATCCTCTTCTTTGTTCCTCGGACACTTAAATCCGCAAGGTCTGTCCCCGTACCTACACTGTAGAAATGGCCACTGGCTTCTACGTGCGTTCCTGCTTTAACTTTTTTTGATGCCGAAATACTGTCCGCAGAAACACTGCCAGCAGAAACACTGGTATTAACCGAGACCGAACTTGCGTGTACGGTTCCTGTATAAAGATTGATTCCTCTAATTCGTGT